CTGGAACAGCGATATCTTGCTCCACCATCCCGGCCAGTCGTGGCCGATGGGCTGGGAGTCGAAGAACGGCAGATGGACCGAGGCGATATTCGTGAGACACACGAACCGGAACGGCTGCTTCAGGTGCTTGGCCACCATCTCGTGCAGCCGGCGTGCGTGCTTCGGGAGATAGGCCTGGAAGCGGGCGTCCTGGGTGAGGTTGACTTTGAGGACGCAGGCGACGGTTAGAGTCATTCAGCCTCCGTTACGGCGTCCGGCATCCGACCGACTTGCTGGCTCCGTGCCCAGCGCGTCATCCGCTCTGTTGCGCACGCCAAGCATGTCGATACACGCCATCCGCGCCGGTGGATTTGATAGAAATCGCTTTCAGGTTTCGCCTTCTTGCAGCGGTTGCACTGCTTCACTTAGATGGCCTGAAAGAAAGCTTTTTGGCCGCTTCCAGGGCGTCTCTGAATTTCTTTATCATCAGATCCTGGTATTCGATGGCGTCGGCCTCTCGTCTCAGCGCGACGGCGCGGGACACGCGGCCGGCAGCTTCTGATATGACTTGCGGATAGCCATCGTCGCTGCATTGCAGATAACCCGAGACGCCTTCGCATGCTCGGATCAATTGACGCATTTCCTCTGTGAGAAGGCTCCGAAGCTGCAATTCGATTTCATTCATCGTGGTTCACCAAACAAATCACGAGTAAAGCCGCTCATGCTAAAGACCCCCTCGTGCCATTCCACATCGGCCTCGATCCCCTTACGGAGCTCGGCCACCACATCGTCCCTGTGCATGAACCCGCCGATATTGTGGTGCCCGACGTAAGGCCCGGGATCGAGCGGACAGCCGCAGAGAATGACGGGGGAAAACCCTATTAACTGTGCGACCTTTCGCGCGAACCATGCCGAGCCGCCGGCTTTCCTGACATCCCACCAGTAATGGACGTGGGGATTCTTTCCGTCATCATTGCCCGGCGCGTGGATGGTGAAGCCGGGCCCGAATTTCCTTGCCTGACGGGTCGCCCACGCGAAGCCTCGGGCAACCATCCGTTCCGGGTGCTGCGAGGCCAATATGAAGGCCTTGACCTCTTTCGCCGCACCGTTGACGGCGATGACCGGCACATCCCCGTACAGGAGCCGGGCGCGCCGGAGATCGTCGTGCAGGCAATTCGCGGACCCTGCGACCAGACAGGGCCCGGAATGCCGTAGGGGATAAGGGGGCGAGGATACGCCCCGCCCCTTCTCCGTGGGTAGCAACGCCTACACGTCGCCGGACGAGATCGCGCCCGCCGAGTCGACGCCGATCTCGGAGGTGTTGACCGCCCCCGAGGTCGTATTGACGAACGTCACCACGAACGCCTTGTAGGCGCTGATGGTGCCGGTACGCACCGCCGTCGCCCACGAGAACGCATGGATGATGTCGCCGACGGCGAGGTTCTGCGCGTCATCGGTGTTGTTGAAGTACCCGCCGTCGTCCACGGTATCCAACGCATCCGTGGTGTCGTAGCGGAAGAGGCCGTAGCCATTGGCGTGGCCGTAGCAGGCCAGGTTTGCAGCAGTGAAAGCCATGGTTCAGCCCTCCTAGCTCGTCGCGACGGCGGTCGTGTCGTTGTGGTTAGATTCGATGACGCCCGTGTCATCGATCATGCACGCCTGACCGCTCATCATGTGGTTGATGAAGTGCGCGGCGCGATCGCCGTGCCAGGTGATGTCGGCTGCCACGGCCTCGTTTCCGGCGACGTTCCCGGCCGATGCCGCGACGGCATAGCCGACCGCGTCACGGTGCCAGATGAAGCCCTTGGCCGTAGCCGTGCCGGCACCCGGAAGGCCGGTCTGCATCTTCCACTTGATGCCCTGCCAGTCCTTCCACTTCGTGCCGATCGCCGGCCCGCCGACCCAAGCCATGCCGTCTTCCCGGACATACTCCGCCCTGGAGAACTGGTCGTTCAGCATGAACTGGGACCACAGCCGCGGCGTGATGACGGCGAAGACATTGCCGTCGTTGGGCACGTCGTTGTCCCAGGCCGCCTCGGCGAACGACAGCGCGCCGGCGAGGATGGCGGCCTTGGACGTGACCGTGATCGTCACGGCCGTCTGGGTCGTGGTGTCGAGGACCGTGGTGATCTGGTCGTCGACCTTGCGGCCAAGAGCCATGGCACCGCCGGACGCGATGGGGTCGCGCACGTTGATGTTGGTCTTGGCTTCGTCCAGCTTGTCGACCCAATCGCCGGCGTAGAAGTCCGCAAGCGTGCAGCTCGGCGCCGTGTGGGTCTGGTTCATCGGCGTGATGGTGCCGTGACGTGACTTGGTCGTCGCCGTGCCCTTGCCGATCTTCTGGAAGACCGCGGTGCCGCCGACGACGTTGTCCCTCAGCCGGACGCCTTCCTTGAGATAGGCGCCCTTGCGCTGAAAGACCTCGTGAACCTTCGCCTCGTAGGAGGTGATGAAGGCGGTATCGATCGAGGTGCTCATTTTGGGAAACCCTTTCCTACTGAGCGTTGGAAAAGGCGTTCCGTCCGGTGAGCCGCTTCACGCCCGTCCGGGTGAGCCCTTGCGGGGGCCGGACTACGCTATGCGGGGCTTCGGGAATGCGTGACGCGATCCTTTGCGGCGATCGTCGTTCCGTGGTGCCGGGGCCTTGCGGGTGAGCCGGCGAAATTGTCTAAAAAATCGGGGCCGTACAGGCCCCTAGTGGTTGGAGACGAGAGGAATTCAGGCGGCGCGTCCCTGCGCGCCCACGATGGGCTGGCTACCCTTCTGCTTGGCGAGCAAGGCCAGCTCCTGTTGATAAAGCTCGTTCTTGCGCTTGGAGTCGTGGTTGGCGGTCGCCTCCTCCATGCCCTTGCGCACGGCGCGGATCTGGTCCTCGAGGCTGCTGCGCTCGGCATCGGTCATAGCGCCGCCCAGCTCGCCCTCGCCCATCTCGCGGCCGATGGCAGCAAAGGCTTTTCGGAAGACGGGGTTGTCGAGGACGTAACGGCCCTGCTTGTCCTCCACCTTCCCGGCCGCCTCGGCATGTTCCCCGAACAGCTTGTGGATGGCGCGCTTGGCGAACTCGGTGTTCTTGTCGAATTCGCGGCCCCATTCGTCCCGAAGAGTCTTGTCGGCTTCCTCGGCGTACTTCTTGTCGGCCTCCACCTGGGCCTTGAGGATGGCCGCCTCGGCTTCGAGCTCGAACGCGATGGCTTCCTGCACGGCCGCTTTCGGGGCGCCCTTGGCGTGCATCCGCTCGGCGAACCGGCCGAGGAGGCCCTGGGTGTGCTCCGACTTCCACTGCTCGTCCGAGAGGAACTCCGGCCGCTCGATGCCTTCCAGGTAGCCCGCGGGCTCCGCAGGGATGTCCATCGCCTTTTGGTAGGCGGCGATCTCCTCCGGCTTGGCTTCCTTGCCGGGAATGCGGATCGCGTTGCTCTCGCGCTTGCGGAGATCGGCGATGGCCTTGATGGCGTCGGCCTTGGTGTTGAACCGCTCGGCGACGGGCTTGAGATCGTCGGGAAGGTCGGCACGCCAGTCGGCTGTGAGCGCCTTCAGCGCGTCTTCGCGGGTCTTGTAGGGCTCGGCAGCTTTCTTGAAGCTCTCGTCGATGCCGGAAAGCCAGTCCCCGGTGTCGGCCTCGTAGCCTGCGGCCTTCAGAAACTCCGCCTCACTGGTGTACTTCGCCGCAGCGCCCTTCAGCGTCTCGTCGGCGATCGAGGCGTGCCACGGCTGATCCGTGGCCGTCTCGGTCTGTGTCGTTTGCGTTTCGGTGGCGCCGTCCGCCATGTCACTTTCCTTTCCGTTTGACCTTCTTTGGCTTCTTCATCGTCATCATCATCGCCTTGTCGGGCATCATCTTCCCGTCCGGCATCATGTGCATCGCGGGCTTCATGCGCTTGACCTTCTTCATCATTCACCTTCAGGCTTGGCCGAATTCGCCCGGTCGGGCTTTTCCGTGGGCTCGTTGTTGATCGTCGTCAGGATGCGCAGCGCGAGGTTGCGCTCTCCTTCATGAAACAGCGTCTTGTAGGGATCGAACCTCCCCCGGTAGGCGGAGGAACGGTACATCAAGCCGAAGCCCATGATCGCGTAGAGCACCCGCCGGCCCTGGTCGGACCCCAGGAACACCGCCCGGAAATCGCGGTAGCGGTCGATCTCCGCGTAGTTCTGCGTGTGGGCCGAAGCGAGCTCGTTGAGGAATTCCTCGGCCGCGGTCGGGTCGATGGCGTCGTCGCTCACGCGGCTTCCTGACTGACCCGGATGCGCGGCTTCTCTCCGGGGGCACCGGATATCCGGTATTTTTCATCTATGACCTTGCGCAGTTCCAAGGCCCCGGCGATCCCGAGCCGCTCCGCAAAGGTGTCGTAGTCGATGACGATGGACCCGTCGGAACGCTCCTTGAGCCCCATATTTGCCTTGAACGCCTGGATGCGCTCCTTCGTCGGCTCCATCTGGGCCTTGTAGGTTTCGAGTTTCGCATCGGCGCTCTGGGCACGTTCGACCCAGTAGGATTCGTCAGCCATGGTGTCTCCTGTTCATGCGACCGCGTACCAAGCAATCAGGACGGAGCCGCAAATCAATAGGGCTGCCCATCCAACGACCGCCCGCGCGCGACGTGGCAATAGCTCAACGACGAATTGAGTAAAAAACTCAACGACGAGTTCGCCGATCACGCCGCCTCCGGCATCAACTGCTTCACCGCCCCCGCCCCTTTGTTCATGGTGTCGGCCATGGACTGCGCCGCCGCCAGCTCGGCCTGAGCCCGCTCCTGCTCGGCCCGCTGCGCGCGGATGGCGTCCACCCGCTCCTGGCCGTTGAGGATTTGATGCGGCAACCCGGCGGCCATGTGGCCGAACTTCGAGTATTCGTCGAAGTTGACCGGGTCCATGATGTCCGGGCGGCCCGTCGCCTTGGCGGCCTCGATGTGCTCCAGGACCCACATCCGCGCCGCCGCCGCCTCGATCTGCTGGCGGATGCGCTTCACCGGGGATTCGTATTCGAACCTCACCGAGCCGCCTTGAAGGGCTTCCGGGATGGGGCCGAAGGCTCCGGCGCGGAGCATGATCTTGAAATCGCGCTCGATCATGGGGGCCGTGTAGTCGGTCTCCAGCCGGCCAAAAACGGGGCCGACCTCGCGGATGAACTCCTCCTTCCGCTGCATGACCTCGGTCGCCGTCATCTGCGGGCCTTCGACCGGGAGGTTCAGGACGTTGCGGAAGAACGCCGACCAGACCTGCTGGCGCACGTCCTGCTGGATGTCCCGCGTAATCGGAAGGCTGGTCCCGCTTTCCAAGGGCTGGATCGGGATGCGCCCGATTTCCTTGGCGAGATCCACGTCGTAGTAGGCCAGCCCTCCGGGGAAGGTGTTGGGCGCGTCGATCATGCCGTCGTTGGGCATGGCCAGCGGGGGGTCGGCCGCCCTCTGGCCCGCGATCAGGATGGTCTCGCCCATCGCCTGCAATGTATTGGCATCGGGCAGGGCGATCATGCCGGGGGAGCGGCCGTAGTCCTCTCCCGAGGAGGTATCAAACCTTGGGACGATGAACGGGAACTCGCGGAACCCGGCCGTCTTGATCTCGTGCTTGGCCTCGACCTCGATCCAGGTGTCCGCATAGGAAAAGTTCTTGGCGAGCAGCGCGTCCTTCCGGCCTTCCTTCCGGGGGAGGACCGCGTGGAGGATCTCAATCTTCTCGTCCAGCTTGGCGTCTGCCCCGGCGAGCTTCTTTTGGCTCTCGTCCGAGAGCTTGTCCTCGCCGAATTTGTTGCGTGCGTTGCGCAGCGTAAACTTACGCGAGACGAAGATTCCCTCCGGGTCCCCGGTTTCTCCGAATACCACCACGGCGTCCTTCAGATGCACCGACTGGTGCAGGAGAGAGCCCAGGTTGGGATGCTCTCCCGCGAACATGACGCCCGTCCCCAAAACGACCAGGTCAAGATCGACCTCGCCCGTCGCCTGGCGGAACCGCGCCTTGGCGTCGAGCAAAGCCTGCCTCAGGTCCTCCCCTGCCTGGGCGAGCCATTCCTTGACCTCGTCGGACTCCATCAGGGAATCATCCGCCGTGCGGATCGAGAACCATTTCTGCCCATCCGGCCGGAGAAGCCCGCCGATCGCGTTGGCCAACCCCCGGGCCGCCTGCATGGGCGTGCCGTCGAAAATGTTGTCGGTGCGCTTCCCGCCCTCGGGCTGGGAGGTGATGAACCCGAGCCTGCGGGGCTGCAAAACGCGGGCAAGGTCTTCCCAGTGGCTTTCCCAGTTGAATCGCGACTGCTGTAGATCGCGCCAGCGGCGGATCAGGTGCTTCGCGAGATCGCTCACTCACACCTGCCCGAGAACCTGCGCGCCGGCCCGGGCCGCGGGACGATCGACGTTGGTCTCGCCCAAAACTCCCTCCCCTCCGGTGAGGTTGGACGCGGCCCGGCCCTTGCGGCGCTTCTCCGCGTCGACCACCTCTTTCTGGCGCGCGGCGATGGCCGGGTCTTCGCGGGTCGGAGGAGGCGGGGGAGGAGGCGGAAGCTCAGGCATCTTCGGCCCGCTGAAGATCGAGCCGATGGCCTTTCCCGGAAGGCTGAAACAAATCATTTCATTCTCACCAAATGGCGGTAAAGGCGATAGGGCGTGAGGGCGAACGGCGCGCGGATGCCGAGGACGATCTTGGCCATGCCGACGCAATTTGAAACAACCAGCGGCGTGCGGGGCGGAAACGCCCGCGTCTCGATTTCGAGCGCGGTGAAGCCTTCCGCCCGGTATCGCCCGGCGAGATCGACCGAGGAGCCCGTGACGACCTCGATTTTCGGCGTCCCTTCGGAGGGATCGATCCCGACCCAGTAATCCCCCGAGACAACGGCCACGGCGACATGCCGGAACCCCTTTTTCAGGAGGGGTGCAGCCCAGTGGCTCCCGGTATTGGAAAAAACAACGATGGACCTCAATGGACCATTTCCGACGCCATGCCCTGGCGGA